ATCATGTACATCTTCAGCAACACTGTCTCGTAGTAGATTATCATATACCCAAAACATATCGTTAACCCTCACACGCTAGACAGTCTTCACCAATCACTAAAGACTCTATGTTAATCTCTTTAATAATCTGTCTCTCAATCTTACGACTAACCTTATCAGCTTTACCAATCTTTTCAGAACGACAGTAGTACATAGTCTTAACGCCCTTCTTCCATGCCATGAAGTGTACAGCATGAAGGTACTTAATATCTACGTCTGGCCTAAAGAATACATTAAGGGATTGAGATTGGTCTATAGCTTTCTGTCTATCAGAAGCATGTTCTATTACCCACCGTTGATCTATCTCCATAGCGGTCTTAAACAATTCTTTCTCTTCAGCATCAAGACACCTTAGATGTTGCACTGATCCATCATTAGCTATGATTGAAGACCAGATACGATCATAGTTAAGCTTACTATCTTTATCACATTTTTCTAGAAGAAGTTTGTCTAAGAATTTATTCTTGTTTAGAAACGAACCACTAAGAGTATCTTGACGATAGGCGTTGGCTCTCCAAGGTTCAATTGATGGTGATGTATTACCCATGATAATTGAACTGCTGGCATTAGGCGCGATTGCCATAACGTGACTACATCTGAGTCCTGTTCCTGCTGCATCTGGAGCTTCGCCTCGTATCTTTCCCAAGTACTTATTGGCTTCGTTAAGTTTAATTCTAACGCTTTTAAAGATGTTATTGTTGACGAGCTTGGCGACAAGATGATCAAAGGGGATCTTGCTTTTTTGGAGGTAGGCGTGGAAACCCAAGGCTCCAACTCCGACTGAGCGTTCACGCATGGCACTGTACCTAGCGCGACTGATAGTATCAGGAGCATTGTCAATAAAGTTCTGGAGCACATTGTCCAGCATTTCCAATGTGTCCTGTAAAAATAGCGGGTCATTTTTCCACTCATCATAGTATTCTAGATTAAGTGAACTCAAACAGCAAACCGCAGTACGCTCTGAGTTAGTGGGAAGAATAATTTCTGAGCACAGATTAGATTGGTTTATTTCTAATCCTTTTTCCTTAAGCCAAAAAGGTAACCGATCATTAGAGGTATCTATAAAATGTATATAAGGCTCACCTGTCTGCATACGCATCTCTAGTATACGTTGCCATAGTTCTTTAGCACTTACTGTTTCTTTAACCTGCTTAGTGTGGGGATCTATTAGCTCCCAACTGTCATCATCTTCAGGGTTTGTCATACAGTTTTCTACAAGCTGCATAAACTTATCTGAGATATTAATACCATGATGCAAGTTAAGGCACCTAAAGTTTTGGTCACCTGTAGGTTTACGCATCTCTAAGAATAATAAAATATCAGGGTGATCAATATTGAGGTAGGCTGCATAGCTACCTCTACGAGTTTTGCCCTGCCTGTACGCAAGGCTAGACGCATCATACATCTTAAGGTGTGGCATCATGCCTGTAGACTTATCGTCTGCTGAACGAATACCAAAGCCTATGCCGACACCACCACCATACATAGACAACCAGTTAGTCTCTGATAGATTATCTACTAAACCTTCTGCGGTGTCTTCAATGTAATTAAGATAACAGGAGATAGGAAGACCCCGCTTAGAACGTCCGTAAGATAAGACAGGGGTGGAATAAGATAGCCAATGCTTAGAGGAATACTCATACAATCTCTGAGCGTGTTCGCTGTTTGAAGAGAATGTTTTAGATACAAAAGCAAATCTTTCCTGTGGGGAAAGCTCACTGTCCAACATGTAAGATTCTTTAAGACGAGCAATCCCTAGCTCATCAAAAAGATTATCCCTACTTGGGTTAATAGTAATGCCATGATGACTTATCTGAGACATAAAATTTAGCTCCTTTCTGCTTCAGAAATAGATGTAATAACTAATACACTTAAGTTTATGGAGTATTAACTAAGACGTTAGTTTAATATCACTCTTAACAACCCATACACTGTAGCCCTTTCTCACTTCCTCAGATTCTACCCATATTTTATAGGTCTTACCTCTCTTGCGCCAGTAGTTACGGATTGTATCAGCAAGCATTAGGGAATCTTTTTTATAAGCTAGGTAATTACGAGGGTTGTGAGTCTGGCGAGCCATGTTTAATCCTATCAACTATATTACTCTTCAGCAAGCTTGCTTTCTAACTTCTTAAATTGCTTAACAATTTTATCATCTCCCATTGAAGATGCTCTATCAATTAAGCGCGATAGATACCATCTTGCTTTCTCTAAATCTTCTATAGGCTTTTCTTTGTAGCCATAACGCCACAAATATTTCTCTACATTCCCTTTAAGATAACCGAAAAACTCCATCTCTGTCATGCTGGCTTCGATAGCATCAATGGCTTCTATACCATTACGATTGTAATGACGAGGCTTATTTACTGGATCAACTTTCTTATTATTTATAGTAGGGTAACCAAATACATTAGGCTGGCTCATTCTTTAATCCCTTATATTATTTAACAAAACATTAATACGTCTTCTTACAAACTCAATATCTTTATTTAGTATCTGAGTAAAAAACTTTCTACCGTAAGATGGTTCGATACCTGCCAGTTCACATATAGGCTCATAAGTAGAAGCAGTGACACAGGCAGGTACTGTAAACCACTTAATAGATGTGTGTCTATTTTTCTTAGAAGCTCTGCTCTCTTCTTTCGTTTCTGGTTTTGTTCCATCTAGTAACGCCTGTAAAAAAACTGATATAAATAATACTCTTTGTGGACTAGAGATCTTGTTGATTAATAAAGATTCATAAATTTCTTTATCGTTCTCCTCATCAAAGTCCGTATCTAAATCGAAAGCATCGTTGCTTTTATACCACTCAATGCTACTTCTATTTCTTTCTTTTCTTTCTTCCCTGCTTTTTTTCATTATGTTTTTCTTTTATCCAAGCTTTAGGAATTACATGACCCCACCACTTAAAATTATTTTTATCACACCACTCAGCTACTGTTGTCTTAGACTTAGGACCAATCTTTGTCTGGGGGTTTTGGAAAACAAACCGAATATCCCATGAAGGTTCTTGATCTCTTATTAACATATGTTTCTTTCTATCTGGTGCTAAGAATCTTCCCTTAAGTTCTATGATAATACCGTTAGGTAAAACAATATCAGGAAGATAAGTTCTATTAGTAGCGGGAACTATATAGTTTATCTTAAATGGCTCGTAAGAAAAGTCAACTGACCTCTCATCTAAGTCTTCACAGACTTTCGCTTCAAACTTAGAGCGAAATCTATAAGAAGACTTCATCAACTCTTGGCTCCTGTCTAACCTCTGTCAAATACTTAATACCGTTAGAGTACTTAAACCCTCTTAATCCTTTACCGTTGTTCGCATCCTGCCAACAATTAAGTTTAAAGTTACAGTACTGACACCCTACAGCTAACTTCATGTTACCACTCTTACCATCTGGTACAGCCTCATAACACTTAGGCGGTGGCTCACTAGCCTCTAAGGATGTTTTTAAATTAGTAATCCTATCCTCTACGTTAATCATTTCCATACCGTGTACAGGCATTACCGCTATCTCTCCAGACTGTTTATCAATAACAATGAACGCAGCCTTATCTACTTTGTTAGCGTAAGCATATGCTGATAGCTGTCCTATGTAACCAAAGGGATCATTCTCAAAAAGAGTTTGATCTTTAAATTTCTTAAAACTAAATCCAGAAGCAGACTTAAAGTCCACCACCACATCATCTACTCTCGCATCTTGATGGCCCTTAACTCCCAATATGTTATGTTCTTTCTGTTGGTCTGTAACGCTATGACCTGCTGTCTTACAGATAAGAACTAGTAGCTCTTCTAAAATAGAACCATAAAGGAATTTAATTAATAAAGAATACGGTAGGTCTTCTACCTCATCATCAGTGCGATTAATTTCATACCATAACTGTCTATCAGGTTTCCCTATATTAGACATACGAAGCTTGTCTCTTTTCTCATCTAAAGAATTGTTGCGAGAAAACGTAGAGGTGACCGCCTCTCTTACGTTATCCAAAAATATTTGGAGATCAGCTTCTGAGGGTTCAACAGTGGAGCGACTGCTGAACAGGGATTCAATATCAGAAATAAGATCATGTAAGTTTGGCATTGGTCACCTCTACTAGCTGGCAAGGTGAAAGGAGCAAATTCCTCACCAGCTTATCACTTTACTTTACTCAAACGGTATCGAATCTTCTGATACATATCCGTCATCGACAGATTGAAAATCCGAACCTGTTGAGTCAGCCCCACCTTCATAAGGAACTAACTCAACGACTTGAACACCTACTAATTCAAAGCCGTTCTTCCCTGCAACAGGGCCACGCTTGTACTCAAATGTTCTGAATGATGCGTTAACTTTAGAACCATTACCTACATTGGTTCCTGACATATCATTCATCTTACTATCAATGAGACGAGGTTTAGATTGTTCCTGTGCTTTAGGTCCAATCTGATTACGTTTTAACGTGACATAATCTCCACGGTCATCGTCTGCATTTTTAATAGACATCTTCTGTGACTTTGCAATCTTAAGATTATCTTCATCAAGATTACATACATCAATTGACCACTGCTTCTTCTCAGGGTCAAAGTTATTAGAAGGCACTTCAAGCTTTGCCCACTTAGCTGTTCCAGAAATAATCATATCTTTTCGTTTCCTGTTCTGTTCCGAGACGTAACGCCACCTTTTGTATCAACAATGAGTATGGGTAGCGGCATACTCATATTCCTTCTACTCTCTTGAAAAGCTGTGTCAAGAAAATAATTCATTAATTGGTTTGAGATCCCTTATAATCATATTATAGCAGTCAGCCTTGACGATAAAACCGTTGTCCCCATTGGGGTCGCCCTTCTTAAGGAAGGTGGCTTGTTTAAAGTAATCTTTCTTAGGCATAGCTCCTAGTATCCAGCCCTTACTGTAGTCATTAAGTATACGTGTGAAGATATAATGGCTGCACTTTTGTTTAGGGTTACTGACTGAACACTCATAGTAATCTTTAGGTTTTACACTGGTGCGCTTAGTCTTAACATCTATTCTAAGATCGTCAAACTCAATATCATATTCATATGTATTATTGATACAACCTCTAGGCAAAGAGTTCATAACCATTATCTCACCCAAGAAGCCAGCCATATTACCTGCGCCTCGTGTAATAGAATTATTTATATGGCCCATGTCTGTAGACTTTTGATGAGCTTCTTTTACCCACTCCGATTTAATTAATATATCTTCCATCCTAATGGGTTTCCTTCCATGATGTACCAATCTTAGCTTCACTATCAAGTGGGCATTTTACATTAAGAACTTTTTCAGTAATCTTCATAGCTTCTTTTGTCAAGGAAGAAAATTTTCCAGCGTCCAGAATACTCACTTCAAATTGTACTTCATCGTGTATGTTAGCAACAGGGTGAGCGTTGAGCTTATGTTTTTCTGTGAGCTTACATATCTCTATCAACCACTGCTTACATATAATACTGCCAGCCCCTTGTAACAGTGTATTAAGGGCAGCGTGTTGGTGTCGTATGATTATCTGTCTACCATCAAGACCTATAATGTAGCCGTGATCTGTAGCTTGTTTAGTAATTCTTTCACGTAAGGTTGCAAGCTTGGGCAGGTTCTTAAGAAATCTTTTAATAAGTTTCTGTCCCTCTCTTGCACCACCATTAACAATCGAACCTATCTTTGCAGGGCCAGCCCCATAAAGAAAAGCATAGATGAAAGTCTTGGCTTGATCACGATCTGTTAAACCGGCTGCTCTCATGTTAGCTGTGTGTATGTCACCGCTTAAGACTTCGTTAGTAAAATCTTTATCGTTCATGTAGTGGGCAAGACAACGTAGTTCTAATCCAGAAGCATCAGCCCCTACAAGTTTGTATTTCTTTTTGTCTTCAATGCACCATAGCTCTCGACACTCCTTGCCATAAGGAGAATAAGAAGCAGGTACTTGGGCCATGTTGGGACTGTTGTGGCTCATGCGTCCCGTGATAGTTCCGATAGTTCTGACCTTGCCATGCACTCGATTTGTAGCTGGGTCCATTGCTTCAATCCATGACTTAACCTGTGCTAACCTCTTATTAACTAAGAATAATTCTTGAAAATCTTTAGCTATAGGAACGTCACATTCTTGAAGAGTCTTTTCATTTATGATTGGTAGATTGGTCTTCGCTGTAAACTGTGATGGCTTCCAACCCAACGCTAATAATTTCTCACCAATCTGCTGCCGACTGTTAGGATTAAACGGTTCGTACTTAGTCTTCGTTACCAGCTTTATTTCTTTCGGTGGAAACATATTAATTAATTTATTAGAGATGTCCGTAGATTTTTCTTGGAGCGTAGCAAGAAGACTTGATGCCTTCATCTCATTAAAATAGAAACCATTTTTAATTTGTATGTTAATGAGATGAGCAACTAAATGTTCCATCTCTATAGAGAACTTTGAGAACCCCTCAAGATCTTTTACAAGCTGAAGATATAGCTCGTGGGTTACATCTACATCTCTGATGCAATACTTAATCATCTTATTACTTAGACCAGAGAAGTCCTCAAAAAATATTTTAGGGTAGGATAGTTGTTCTCCCCACGCCGCAAGGCTATGCCCCTCTTCCCGTACAGGATTAGCTAACCTTGAATAGACAAGGGTATCAATAATTTTACTAATAGGTATCTCAATCTTTAGTAAATCGTAGAGGACAGGGACATCAAAGCCTATGCCGTTGTGCATAATAATTTTATCATACTTACTTAGAAACTCTCCACACTCGTCAAAATTCTGATAGGTATCTGTAGTGTCGCATGTAAAGACAGTGATGAAGTGTGAATCAATATCTTTACACGCAACTACAAATATCTTATCGGGATTGAACCCGTTAGTTTCTATGTCGAGAACAAGTTTCTTAGTCATTAGACATCATGTCTGAAACAATATCTTCTAAACTATGACGAGGTTCCCAACCTAATTTTTTTCTTGCTTTGGTAGGGTCACCTAATAGATAGTTAACTTCAGAAGGACGGTAAAATTCAGGGTTAACTTTTACTATTGTGTCTCCACTATCAGCAAAAGAAACTGTAAAATCTTCACCCTCTCCCTTAAAAGATATATCAGCAAACTCAGGATACCTTTCATGTATCCATAAAAAACTCTGTTGTAGAAAGTCTAACACACTATAAGATTCTCCTGTGGCAATAACATAATCATCACCCTTATCTTGTTGAAGCATTAAGTGCATTGCCCTGACGTAATCTTCAGCATGACCCCAATCACGCCGCGCATTTACGTTGCCTAACTCCAGAACAAAATTAGAACGTGTAGGAGGATACTCATACTCATCAAGTATTCTATTTAAACCATTTGTAATTTTCTTAGTAACAAATTCATCACCTCGCAAAGGACTTTCATGGTTAAACAAAATACCGCATGAGATGTGGAGATCATAAGCTTCCCTATAGTTAACACAACTATGATGAGCAAACGCTTTCGCTGTTCCGTAAGGACTGCGCGGATTAAATCTTGTTAGCTCTGATTGAGGCGGCGTTGATTCACCAAACATTTCTGATGTAGATGCCTGATACATGCGACAACTGGTATCATAATTTCTTATATACTCTAGGAGATTAACAACTGCTAATCCGTTTGTAAAAGCTGTGGTCATAGGTAGATCAAAGCTTGCTCCTACAAAACTCATAGCGGCAAGATTATATATTTCATCTGGTTTAACTTCTCTTAGGATACGCAGAGTAGTTTCCCATTCGTTTAAATCCCCTGTGTGTAGAGTAATTTCATTTATAATCGGAGGATAAAAATGATATAAACGGGAGGTATTATCAACACTGCTCCGCTTAACAAGGCCATGCACTTCATAATTATTAAGTAGTAGAAAACGAGCAAGATACGCACCATCTTGTCCTGTTATTCCTGTTAT